TCAAGTAATTTTCCCCTAACTCTAACCCCGTAAAATACTAATATGTCCAACTCCATTGGTGGTCTTACCCTCCAACTCGTTGCCGAGGAAAGCCTCCGCACCCTCGTCCCCGAACTCGTCCCCCTGACGAAGATCGCTGTCACCGACTTCGGCTCCTATGTGGCCGAGCGCGGTTCCACCGTTCACACCCGCTACGCCGCTTCCTTCACCAGCACGAAGTATAACCCTGCTAACGGCTATGTGCCGACCGCCGCCACTTCGACTGATGTCGCTATCACCCTTGAAGAACCCGACTATGTTGATGTCGCCTTCACGGACTTTGAAGCGTCCACGCTCTCGCTTGAGCGTCTCCGCCGTCTATTCATGGCTCCTATGGCTAACGCCATCCAGTTGTCCCTTTACAACGCCGTTCTCGGCAAGGTGACCAACGCCGCCTTCGCTACCAAGGCTTACAACGGTGTCATCGGTTCGTTTGCTCGTACTTCTGTCGCCGCCGCCGCCACCTCGCTGACCAAGGCTAACCTGCCTCACAACGACCGCCACCTCCTGCTCTCGCCGGACGCGCTGGGCCAGTTGGTGCAGGATCCGTCTGTCGCCCAGACCTTCTCGTACGGTGTTTCGGATGTTATCCAGAACAACGCCATCGACAAGAAACTCCACGGCTTCGGCGTTAGCGAGTTCAACGGCTTCAGCGGCCTCGGCACCCCTTCGTCCGAAGGTCTTAATGGCATCGCCTCCTGCAAGGAAGGCTTGGTCATCGTGACCCGAGTTCCTGCCAGCCCCACCACGGGCGGTGGCGAGCAGATGAATGTGACCGACCCCGAGTCCGGCTTCACCTTCGCGCTCCGCTACTTCTACAACTGGCAGATGGGTACCCACAATATGCAGGCCGTCTGGCTTCAGGGTACGGCTGTTGGTAACCCCAACGCCCTTCAGCGCATCATCTTCACCGCCTAATCAGCGGTTAGTTTAGGGGGCGGTTCACCGACCCCGATGCGACAATGCCGAGAGGCCCATCTCCTTGCCATAGGAGGTGGGCCTTTCCCTTTGGTTGACATTACGCTAATTCCAGATGGCCGACTTACCTTCAGAATGGGCTTTGGATGCCATTGAAATCCTAGGGGAGATCCCAAAGGCTGTGACCGTCAAAAGCGTCCCAGCGGGCTCGCCAGTCCCACTTAATGCCCTAATGAGCCAGCCTGCCATCATGCAGGACTTGGAAACGGGCGGTTTCACCTCGTCCACCTCGTTTGATGTGAAGTTCCTGCGGTCGGGGCTGGTGGCCCACCCCGGCCTTGTCGCCCACGGAAACATCATCGCCTACAACGGAGAGCAGTTCCGCATCATGACGGTCACCGACCGACCTCCCTCGGCGTGGGTGATCTGCAAGGTGCAGACGCTGGTTCAGTAATGGCGTTTAAGATTACGGTTCAGAAAGGGGTTCACATTGATGCGAGCCTCTACGCAACCCATGTTGCCCTGTTCAGCCAAGTCATGCGTAAGACGGTGGCGGAGGTGGTCAAGGATGAGGCTCGATTGCTGGCGCGTGATGCTTGCGATCTATTCCCACCGTTCTCTGGTGCTGAACCGCAAATTACCAAGGGTGGTGAAGGTGGGTTTGGCAATAAGGCCAGAGACAAAGGTCGTGCCGCCGTCAACCGTGACATCCGCAAGATTTTTGCCCCACTCGCCCAAGCCCCGGCTGGCCTTGTAGCCCAGCGAGGTGACATTGGCATCTTTGATGCTTGGATTAGGGCGAAGATGAAAACCCCTCCTCCCCATCAACCTGCTTGGTTGTTTGACCTATTTAACAAGAACGGAGGACTTGTTACGATTGAGGACTTCAATTTATTCTTGGACAAACGCCACGGTAACTTCTCCGGCAAGGGCAACATCATGCTCAATGAGTCCGAAGGGCAGATTGGAGCCATCCACAGACTAATCCGTGGTCAACCAAGTTACAATGTCGGCAAGAACAGAAAGCCAGAGGTCTTTGTGCGCGATTGGAAAATGATTGAGAACTACATCAAAAAGACTCAACAGCGCGTAGGTAAACTCAAGGCCGGGTGGTATTGGGCGGCAAAGAAACTTGGGAGTGTTCCACAATCCAAATGGATCGAAGGACAAGGCTCCTCAAATGCCATTTGCCAACCAATGCTTTCCGGGCCAGCCCCGAAGGTTAGGATTGGTAATTCTATCGCAAAGTCCCAATCAAAGGGCTGGCACCTGTTCCAGAAGGCTTGGAACCACCGTGGATACGCTATGCGCGTACGGATGCTCAAGACCTTGAGTGGCCCAAAAAACCACGGAACCCTCCTTGAAGTAACCCAGAAACTTAAAGGTTTCGATGTAACCAAAATCTAACATGAGCATCCCATTCTATTCTGCCCGAACCATTGTTGAGGAAAAGGTGCAAGCCTACCTCGCTACCGCCTTACCCGGGGTGGCTGTTCACAAGGGCATCACGCCTGAAACCAAGGTTATTCCCTTGGTGACCGTCTATGCCAAGTCCAGCCGAGCCGCTGATGCCCTAGGTAGCCACCCATACGGAAACTACACGGTAACCCTTGAGATTGGCATCTACTCGTCCGCCGATGACGACACCCTAGACCAGCACCGCACACGGGTTCAGACCGTCCAGAACTACATGGCCGATACCTCTGCCCTTAAAGCCCTATGGACGCTCGGGACGGACGGCATCCTCTATGATCTCTGGGTGACCCAAGACGAGGAGGGTATGCACCAGCGCAAGTATGGCAACCTGCTTGAATACACGGTGTTCGTGATGCTCCCCCCGACTCCTTGACAATCCGCTAATTCCAAAGACCTCCTATGCCCGCCCCTATCGAATATGGTGTTGCCCTTTTCTATGGGCTTCGTGACTCCGTGACCTACATGGTGGTGCAATCTGATGACCTCTCCCAGTCCTTCGCACTTGATGTTGAAGTGGCTGATGAAAACGGCGTTGTGATCACGAACCACCTCGATGACCGCCGAAAGGAAATCAACCTTGATGGTGTTCTGAAGGTCGCTGACGCTATCCCGGAAAACGGTACCCAATTCACCTATGATGCTGTTCAATACATCATCAAGTCGATTGACGACAAGGGTGTGAATAAGGACTACCGCAAGGTCACCGTCAAAGGTATCAAGTACCAAGAGATCGCCTAAAGGCAAGGCATCCCGATGGATGCTCGTTATCTCAAGGCTACGACCGTTCTTCCGCTGGATGTAAAAGTCTGCGGGAAACGGTTAATGCCTTTCTGTATTCGTCACCGGGTTCAGTTAGAGGCCATCGACTCTCCGTTTCTTAATCATCAAGATAGGTCGTTCAAGGTCATGGATGTGATCTACGCAGTTCGGGTAATGTCTACCCTTGGTAAAGCCCGCATCAATGCCCCAATCACATTGAGCGAACAATTCCACATCATTTATTTAAACGCTAACCGTAATCGCTTGGCGCGCGCGGTTGGTCGTGTCCTTGGCATCATGTTTGAGTCCTGCTCATACCCTAAACTTTGGTCAAAGCAGGACAATAAAACCAAGGAGAAAATCCCGTGGACGCTGGCCTGCGTAGCCAACAATGTCCGTAATGGTTGTAGTCTTGAAGAAGCGTGGACGATGCCGGAAGGTGAAGCCGTATGGATGAGCATTTCCCACGGCATTTACAACGGTTCTGACATTGAGATTATCTCAACGGATGATGACAATATGATTACCGATTTTGATAACATCATTAACCGCTTTAAGGAGAACAAAAACTAATGGCATCGGCTGAAATCGCAGTCGTGGTTGGCGCGGATACGACCCAACTTGAAAAAGGACTTAATGATGTCACGAAAGCGGCTTCTACTGGTGGCGGCAAGGCAACCGCCCAAGCAGGTGGATTTGTCGCAACACTTGGTCGTGCCTATGGTCAATTCCAAGCCATCTTCTCTGTATTAAGTGCTGGTTTTGATTTCGTAATGAAGTACGCCCAGATGGCGCGCGAACTACGCAATCTATCAGTAGCCACGGGTATCCCGGTAGGTCAGTTGCGTAACCTTGAATTACAAGCAAAGCAGGCTGGCATCAGTTCATCGGCTATGGCCCACAGCGTTGCCGAGTTTAACAAGAAGATGGGCGAGGCTAAAATCCGTGGCTCCGAGGCTAATGCGGCTATGGCAAAACTTGGGGTAGGTCTTGTCGATTTAAAAAATGGAACCTTCACCTACAATGACGCAATGATGGCCCTTGCCGCATCCTATGAGGCCGGGACTGATGACGCTACGCTGATGCACTATGGTATCCAGTTGTTTGGATCATCGTTTGAGCAGTTGCTCCCTTTGATTAAACAGGGTACCGTACAACTAAAGAAGCAACAGGAGTCTATGGTTGGTTTGAACCAAAACTCCAATAGAGTTGCTTCAAACATTGCCGACTCTTGGGACATTGCTTGGCAGAGTATTGAAAATACTTTCATTAACTTTATCGGAGGTATTGGCCTCTTGGGCGAGGGGTTGATGGACTTCATCAATAATTTTTCGTCCCGTATTTGGAATAGGATCACCTCTAGTTC